CAAGGTCAGCACCAGAACCCAATTGTTCCCATTTTTTGATTAATATATTATATACAACCTTAAACTCTTCAATATCACCACCGCTCAAAAATTGTTTATTATCTTTAAGATTTCCCACGAGTGAATCTGCATCTCTTAAAAGTCTTGTTGCTCGTAAAATATATTGAGATAAAGCGCTTGCTGGACGATTAAGTTCCTTATTATCTCTTGGTGCTTCAAGTGGGTCTCTTCTGTAATAAGAAGGACGTGAAGAAATAGAACTTGCAGACGAAGAACTGCTGTCGCTGGGGTCTTCGGGGTCAAAATCACCACCTTCTTCGTCAAGCATTTCGTCAAAATCGTCGGCTCTTGCAGAGGCCCTTGCTTGGCCTTTGGATTCAGCCCTTTCAGCAAATGCAGAAGCATTTGGGTGTCTGGCTCCTTCTGTTCCTTTTGAAGCCCTTTCAAAGAAATCTATAATTGTTCGGACTGGTTTGCTTGAAGCAGGCTCTTCAACAATATCAAACTCAATATTCTTCTTCTTTTTGGGGCGTCCTCTTGGTGATTTTTCAGAAAACATTGAAGACATCTGAGCGAGACCTTCTTCGCTTGGGTCCATTCCTCCGTAAAGTCTTGCTAAGTGTGCCTTACCTGCACCTTCTTGTCTGTTAAACTCGTCAAGAGTTAATTGAGTTAAATTGGAATATCCAGTATTGCGACCAATCCCAATAAGTGCATTAATCGTATCACCCCACTCTCCTATTATATTGAGGAACCGCCCCATTTCACGTTTGGTTTCGTTAGTGTTTTGAACTGGTCTCAGTGTCGCATCAGTATCCATCGCATCTTGCATTTGAGACGACTGGATAACAGACATCTTTTTGCTTGCTGATATTATACTATCGGGCGCAAAATCCAAAGTATTTCGTTTCGGCAATTGAGGCATTATATTATACAACAACATTTTTTTTTGGTGTATAATTCGTTCCAAATGCAACGGCTAAACAATTGGATTTCTAAAAGGTGGATAGAGTGGAACCATTTTTTCAAGTTAAGGGAAAATGAAGTAATACTAAGTGCTTCCACTTTGGTTCCCACCAATCTCAAAAAATGGTTCCACTCTATCCACTATATATACTTAATATAAGTTAAGAGATACTTAATACAAGCCGTTTTCCTTGACGTATTTGGAGGCCATTGGTAACGACATTTGCATTTGTTGCATTACCTGTTTGACGATTTCGTTTCTGGCCGACCTTGCACCGCCCCGCATCTTGGAGCGAATGGCTTCAGTTGCAACTTCCTTTGCAAGCGGAACAAACACATCTTTTGCAACGGGAGCAAGTGCTTTTCCAACACTGGATAGACCGCTTAAGAATGAGGATTTCTTTCCACCTCTGGCTTTGCCTCTGATATAGTCAGTCGCCATTTCCTTTGCAAGGGGAACAAACACATCTTTTGCAACGGGGGCAACAGCCCTTCCAAGGTCACCTAAAAATGAGGATTTCTTTCCTCCTCTCATCTTGTTACGGATAAACTCGGTTGCGAGTTCCTTACCGACGGGAATAATAACGTCTTTTGCAACGGGAGCAAATGCTTTTCCAAGGTCACCTAAGAAAGACGATTTCTTACCACCTCTCGCTTTGCCTCTGATATAATCAGTAGCCATCTCCTTTGCAAGAGGGACGAAAACGTCCTTGGCTACGGGTGCAAATGCTTTACCCATATCTCCCAAAAATGAGGATTTCTTTCCGCCAACAGCCATTTGGTGTTTATAAGACGCCAAAGCGGGAGGATAAGTTGAAGAATGGAACTCGTCTGGGTGGTTCATTATCATTGCACCGCCCTCCTTTTGGGCCTTCGCCATTGCACGTTTCTCAGCACGTTTAATTTTATTACTTAGCAATTTGGCTTGGTAAGCCTCTTCTGGAGTGCCGTGTTTCTGGGGTCTTCCCTTTCTAACCCTTGCACTCTTAGCGTAAGCCTGAAGATTTACAGACGGAACACCAACTTCTTCAATATCAAAGGGAGGGGCCTTGGTCTTTTCAGCGACTAATCTGCGAATATAACCAGCGGGTTTTGAACCAGCACCACCAGTCATTTTCTTGGCTCTAATTGAAGCCATATACGCTTTGGCTTCGGGAGAGCCTTTAACCATACGACCCCGACCAGTGACCTTAATCATTGCGGGACCAATTACATTCTTTCCCAAATCGTAACCCCAAAGAAGAGGATTCATTGCACCAACAGCCTTTTCAGCGGAAGAAGCGCCTCCCATTGTTCGGACGCCGTGGCCGTCTTCGCCAGGTCTTCCTAAACCAACCAGAAGAGCGGGGTTGATAACAGAGCCAATTGCCTTCATATATTCACGAACTTGGTCTTTTTCCCCACCGAGCATTGCACCGCCGTGCTTCTTACCGAAACTACGGGAACCGATTTTAAAATATCCGCCTTGCGCCCCACCATCGGCCCGAGAAACACCTTGTTCCGCCATCTGGTAGGCGCCGTGGTGGATTCCGTGGCCGTCAGCGCCAACAATCATACCACCTTGCTGAGCGGTAGGGTAGCCGTGGTAGATTCCGTGGCCGTCAGCGCCAACCATCATACCACCTTCGTAATCGTCGTCGCAATCCGAATCGTAACCAGCGCCTCTCATCTTGGCGAGAAGCAATTCCTTTGCAATCGGGACAGCAATTGGTGCAAGAACTTTTGCTGTTCCAGTGAATCCAGTCTTGAATCCGTGACCGAAATCTTTCCAAAAAGACCCACCGATAGTATCAGAACGACTTCCGTCTAAACTTCCGACGGACAGGGTTCCAGGATAGTCACTCTCTGTTGAGCCAGGTAACACCCATTTTCGCATTCGCTTTCCTCCGAACATTGTTGGCTGAGGCGTAGATTTGATAATCCCACGCTCAATTCCGTCAAGTAGGTGGCTTGCAATCAGTTGATTGTATTCTTCCATTGTATATACTCTAAATATATTTTTATTTGCAAAAAATATATTTTTAACTTGGGTTGTCTAAAGCATCAAAAGTGGCTGTTTTTTGAGAAATCTGCGGATATATCGCAAAGAAATCTATTAAGCCAAATGTCTTGCAAGTTTTGACTGAGATTTCGCTCCGCCAGAAATCGCTCCACCAGACATCGCACCTCCCGAATGCTGACCTCCTGAGTGGATTCCACCCATCTGACGTCTCGCCATATCAGCAACCGCAGAAACTAATTTCGGATTTTCTTTTACAAACGAGGCAACTGCACCCATTCCACGATTCATTAATTTACCGCCAACAAGGCGGGCATATTCACTGGACGCAAGGTGGGGAACAGGGTTCTGTTCCTTGGTTCGGAGGACCTGTTCCTTGGTAAGGATACCAGTAAAGATTTGGGAAGTTCCTTGCTGAGTAGCGAACACACCCGAATTGATTGTAATGATACATATTTCGGGCTGAGCGATAGAAAAGTCATACTGATTGGTAACGTCCATATTGAACTGGAACTGGTATTGTCCGAGGGAAGAAGCAGACAAATACGAGGGAAGGGAGAAATCCATTGTAGGTGCAAGGACTAACAAAGAACCAGTAGTAGGGACCTTGATAATAGGAGCAGGATTTGGTGCAATAAGCACGGAGGCATCAGTCTTATCAGCAAACCCTCTGAACTCGTAAAATGACTGAGACGAGCCGTTTCTGTAAGAAAGATTGTAAAGGTCTTGCTGAGTTGCAGTAGAAAGAAGACCAGAAGCGTTGTTGAAATTGACGCTGATTCCATTAATGGTTAAGAAACTGGAAGAATAATTCCAATTTTGCTGAGACATCGGAACACGAGCAGTAATCAAAATAAGGTCGGGAACTTGATTCAACTGGATTGACTGGGAAGTCAATCTTTGGGTTGCACCAGGTGCAATTGAAGTTCCAGAAGCAAATGTTGTTAAATAACGAGGGTAATCAAGGAACGGCACGACGTTTTTGGTGGAAATCTTAGCATACTGCTCGGGCTGTAGAGACAAGAAATTGAAAAGCAGTCTGGTATTAGCAAAGCCAACAGCCTGAGAAGCATATACTCCACCATTGGGAGCAGTCGCCCAACCAAGAGCAATATTGGAGATAAAACCTCCAAGACCAACTCCACCAACAACGAGATTCTTAGCAGTTGAAAAGAGTCTCTTGCACGAACTATCAACGTTCAAAACCATACTCATATTATTCACACCTACAAGACCAGCGGACTGGGAAGGCTCGCAATTGATAAAAGGAGATAGAGCCAAGAAGGGTTCAGTCAAAGAGGCTCTGATAGAAATTATCCACGTATTATTACCAGCGCCAGCAACGCAAATAGGAGAATGGTCTGTATATACACCATTGACGTATCTATCAATTTGTAAAACATCAAGACCAAAAGCACCACGAGAAGAGAAATCCTCGTCGTAAGTATTAGTGGAATAATCGGCTAAAGGGTTGTTGTTAGCACCAGGTGCTGACTTATACTCGCCGTAAGCGCAATCGGGTAGGGAAGGGGTCATTGAGTTGTAACGAGACAAGGTTCTGCTGTCGTTCATTCTCATCAACATTGGGAGAACGTCTTGCAAATTGGTGGAGATTGAAACGTTGTTAATGGTGGATTGAATCGTGGTGAAAAGAGAGTTCAAGGGGAAAGCCTGAAGACTATCACTGAAACCATATTGGAAGCAACTTTGGGCGTCGGGGACAGCGTAAGCAGTTCCAGCACCACCAAGAGATAATTGGAAACTCAACTGGGAAGCCAACAGCAAATGGCGGTCAATAACAATATTCTCACTGGGGATTTGCACGTTAAATACAATTGACGAGTTAGAAGTGGAAACTGCTTGAAATTGCTGGTAAGTGGATTGCGCTGGGCCAGACTGGACTCCAAAGACCTCGGAGGCGGTAATGTCGGCAATTCGGCTGTCTTCAATTAGAACTGTTTTGAAATCGCTCATATTATACTATACAATAACATTTTTTTTTGGCGAAAAATGTTATTTCTAAATGTTTGGACTAATTGCTAAATTAAGGACCTTTGGGATAGGCGACCGACGCCCCCGACGGATTCTTCCTCTGAAAAAGGATTTTGATTGTTGCAGTAGAACCAGAAGTAAGCCTAAATGGTTGAAGGACTCCGACCCTATCTTTCCAAAAAACGTTCAAGTCCAAATTATAAACAGGGGTATTTCCTACTAAATTAACCAGCCGATATTGG